ATACACACAGACACAAATTCTAACGACAGGGGACAGAAACCCCCAGCCATCTTGACATTCCTAATATTAACAAGGACTTGCCATATGTTCTTTTCTGCATCCTTAGTTGTAATTGCGTAGTTTGGAACGATCTTAAACTGGAACCTTTTCTTTGCAGCTCCAGTATAATACGATCCAAGTGTCGCTTCATCCGCTCTTTGCATTCTTTTATCGACCAAGCAGATGCTGACACCACCACGACAATTGTCTGGAAGATTCCACTCACCGGACACTACTAGACCAGCCAGACAAACGTAACCACCATCTATAAGTTTAACGCCCTTCAACAAGTTGACTTCTGACAAAGAATCTTCTTCATTAACCATGACCTTGTCAACCTTTGAGACAGAGACGCTTTTAACATGAGTGAACATAGACGGCAGCAACCTTTCTGACTTAGACAAGTCGATAAACTCGCTAATTCTAACTTTACCACTAACAGTTAGAGCCATTGATAAACAAACTTCTAAACAAAACCTTATCTGACAGATATTTAACTAAACTTTTATAAACAAACGAACCAGGGGGGGCGGTTTTATGAACCTCCCCAACAGCGTCGTCCAATTGCATGTAATACGCACAATTGTTCAACGAGCCAGCAACATCACAGAGGGATCTTCTGAACTCTTCTAGATGATCCCAATCCTTGATGTGTTTTGCACCGAGTTTTGAGATCAACTTAAGAGGATCATAATATACTATACAACCTCTATCATGATGTATCACGTACCTTCCACAGAAGTACCCGTACTTTTTCTTGTACAACTTGGCTTCAAAGTTCCACATTAAGTTTGCAGCCTGTTGTATATCAGGGAACTCACAGCCCTTTGGGAAGTACAGCAGACTGTCATCACCACAAAACGCCCCTTTAATCAGTTTTTCCATCGGTAACATCGAGGCTAGGCACGCGGCTATAATAACAGTATTTCCTATGAAAGTTGTAACATCACCACTCTTTCTCTGGTACCATAAACATGTTTTTATACCAGCTGTGTAATCTTTAAGAGTGGTTTTTCTGTGCCCTTGTTTCCACACTTCTGCCAGAAAATCTTCTAGACCCAGTCTTCTCCAGATTTCATACTCTACTGCGCAGTGAAACTCATTCTGAGATTTGTCGTATTTGGAAATATCCAACTCCAACACATCCATGGGGACATGACTATCTAGATCTCCGAAGAAATCTTCGATTTGAGCTGGTGTCTTTCTCGTGAAGAACAAAAATCTGCTTGAGTCAACACTGTCCAGCAGTTGCCTTGTCAGTTCGCTGAAGAGCGGTCCAAAAATTGCATTGATCTTCTTAGAATGATACACAATCGTCTGCAGAGCCGGATATTCCGTTTGAATGGAAGTATCCAACTTCTGTTTCGGCTGTGCTTTAATCATATGTCTATACTGATCAACTGCAGGCAGATCCACAAAGTCAAAATCAGACAATTGCCCAATAGTGACTTGTTCTTGTTTGGCTAACCACCTATTGAGAGACTCCCTACTAAACAAAGAAAAATTTTTGTTTGGTTTTCTTTTTTCTTTAAGCAAATAACTATCAAAAAATTTATCTACCACTAAAGAGGCTGTGTTCTCAATATCAACTACTCCGGACAACTCAGGTGAATTAAAGTTCCTTTTGATCATAGCAACTAAGTTTTCCAATAGTCCAGTCTGGCGTGGCATTTCTGC